AGATAAATCTAAAAAAGATACTTGTTTTAAGGGTTTCCTTTCATCCATATATGCCTACACTCATATGAGCAAAATTGTTGACTATGCGCCATAAAACTTCCTTCAACATGTACTTCATAATCCGTTTCTTCTATGACAGGTGTACGTACAGAAGGAACGTAATAGCGTTTCTGACACTGTTTATTAGCACACAAACCAGTGATGATGTTTTCTTCTTTATCAAAATCGTAACCAGATCCTTTTCTCATAATCTAATAAAATCTCCTTCATTTGTTGAATAATATACTCGTTTAATGTTAAATGCCACAATAGCCCTTATACATGATTCACAAGGTTTACATGCAGCTAAATCTCCTAATGATACTCTACAGACAACCATAGTAGCTTTCCAGATTTCAACATATTGAGAGATAAATTTTGTTATAGCGTCTACTTCTGCATGAAGATAGATTCTATTTTTATTATGAGAAAATTGTTTTTGTAATGGATGTGTTTTGAATCTATTGTATCCAAAAACATATTTCTTATCAAAACCTAACCACGCTACTATTTTTTGTCCTGCTGTTTGTGGATGATCTTCTGCTAAAATAGGTAAAAGTTCACAAACGTTTCTATGATTCAAAAATCCTCCTAAACAACTTTAACGTATCCTGATTGAAGATCGAGTTGTACTTGTAAATCATCTTTACATTTTTCACACTTAATTGCTCTTTTTTCTAAAATACGTTGTTTTGCTTTTGTGAATGTATAAACATAAGGTGTAGGAATGCCACATTTAGGACATACTAAAAATATTCGTCTACTTTCTGTTTGCACATTATTCTCCTTCTACTAATAATGCATATGCCAATACACCTTCTTCAAGTTCAATCCATCCATATTCTTGTAATGGAACAATAACATCTTTATAAAAACTTTCACTATAAAATCCTTCGGCTAAAAGCATATGCTTAAACTCAATACAAAAATACCCATAATTTTTTTCAAACTTTAAAAAAATCGGACAAACAGGATCTATCTTCTTAAATAATTTAAGTGCATTAAAAATATCCTCTAGCATATTGTATCCTTTATTGAATTTTACATGTTAATATCCTTTGCAAAATTTTACCTATTAAATTATTTAATATAATTATACACCCTATTAAGAGTTTTGTCAAGAGGCAAAATAAAAAGATGTTTAACCCCCCTGTTAATTATAAAACATAAGGTGTATCTTATGTATATGAATTGTAAGAAGTATAAGTTGCGTAAGCAGAACTATTTATGAAAGAAAAATATGCCAGTCATTAAGAAAACAAATGTACAACTTCTTGAAAAAATTAGTTATATAGAAGCTGCTTTAAGTGAATCTGTTTTAACAGAAGCATTAATTACAGAAATTTGTACATATGTGCGTGATGGTGTTCCTAAAAAAACAGTAGCAAAAGCAGTAGGAGTTTCTTATGCTACTTTAACACGATGGATGCGTATAGGAACAGGAAAAGAAGTAGCTAAAGATGTTGATATGACTTTATGTAAATTACTTGCTCAAAAAATAGAACAATCAGAAGCATTAGCACAGATAGATTTAATTCGTATGATGAAAAAAGCCGCTGAAGGTGGAATTGTTTTATCTGAACGAGAATTAAAAGGAAAAGATGGTGCTGTCATAGAAAGAAAATATAGTGCTCCATCATGGCAAGCTGGTGCATGGTACTTAGAAAGACGGAATACTGAAGATTGGGGCAGAAAATTCTATGAACCTTCTAAGGAAACTGAAGAAGAAGCTGTGGATGCAAATATTTTCCATCTATTAAACGAGCAAGCAAAAGAAATACAAGAAAGTGATAAAAACGTACAAGACTATTTGAATTAGGAGAGTTATGTCTGAATCAGAACATAATCAATTTAGTGTTTTGCAAGCATATTTATTGCAAAGTGGTATAAAGAAAACACCACAACAGTTTTTAAAAGAACTGCCACAAGAAGCAAGAGATAAATTACTTGCTTTATTAGATCAAAAAGCAAAATTACGTGAAGGGAAAGCACTAAGTAGATGGAGTTTTACACAAAATTATCATAGAACACATAAGTTAGAACCTCTTTCATGGTACAGAAGGGATTATCTAAGACAGTTATATGCTGATGAAGCAAAAGAAATTGTTATCCGTAAAGCTGTACAAGTAGGCATAAGCGAATGGGCTGTTGTAGATATTCTCTATATGACGATGGAATTAGGATGGTCTGGAGCATATATCTTAACAAAAACAAAAACACGTGATGGTTTTGTAGCTGAAAGAGTGAATAAAGTTCTTAATGCTGTCAAGTATTATAAAGATCATGTAGGTTCTATAGATAACTTGGGTATCAAAGAACTTGGAAAAGGCATGATACGATTTTTAGGTTCTAATGCTGCTGATGATTTTGTATCGTTTCCTGCTGATTTTGTGATTATTGATGAAGTAGATTTATGTGATCAAAAAAATCTTGCTCTTGTTCCTGATAGATTGCAAGCATCAGAACATAAATATCAAAGATGGATAGGTAATCCAACAACAGAAGATTTTGGGATAGATAAATTATATAAAGAGTCAGATCAAAAAGTATGGGAAGTATGGTGTACGAAATGCAAACGATTTTATAATCTTGATTGGTTTTTGAATGTTGTCAATGAAACTGAGTTTGGTGTGACATTACGTGATACGACATATACAGGTTCTACAAGTCAAATTATTTGGCCGATTTGTATAGAATGTGGAACTAAAATAGATAGATACGGTAGAGGACAATGGTCAAAACAAAATTTAATTAGTAAACGATCTGGATACACACTTTCTCAAATTTATAGCTCAACAGTGACATTAGAAGAAATGTGGACTGAATATTTAGAAATAAAAGATAATTTATCGAAGTTACAATTGTTTTATAATAATAGACTTGGTTTACCATTTAATAGATCTGGTTTTAAGATAACTGAAGGTATGTTGTCGCTATGTCAACAACAATATCCTTTTCAATTCGATTATGCTGGATCAAATACAGTTGTAGCAGGAGTTGATGTCGGTGGTACACTTCATGTTGTTGTACGGGAGTTATTAGAGAATGGTGAAAGACGATTATTGTTTGTTGGTGCTCTTGCAGATTTTTCTTCATTAACTGAAATTATTAACAGGTACAGTGTGTCTGTTATGTGTATTGATGCAGAACCTGAACAACGTAAAGCAAGAGAGTTTCAACAAGATCATAGTGACATTGTATGGTTGTGTGATTATCATGTTCAAGATTCTAATACACAAAATGTTGTCGTGAACAAAGATCGACAGTTTATGCGAGCAAAAAGAACTCCTGCTTTAGATTCATTGTTAGAAGAAGTATTAACACAAAAATTTGTACTTCCATATAACAGTAAAGAAATCTATCAGGGAGATTATTTTAAACATTTAACATCATCAACGCGCATACAAGAAGATGAACGATTCATATGGACAAATAAAGGTGCTGACCATTGGCTACATGCAGAAAGTTATTGTAAACTTGCTCATAATGTTATAACTGGTGTTGATGTGCATTTTAGTAATATGGGTACTGAAGATTTTCGGACAAAATCTACGGAGGAAATAGTAGATATACTACTCAAGAGTCAACAACAAATGCTGTTGAACTTCTTTTATGAATAGGGAATAAATCTACTAATAGGATTGTTCCTATATACAACATTAAATTATTTAATTGAACGTAGGAGATTATATATGATACTTCCTGTTATTCCTGATTTGTTATTAGGATTTGGTTTGTTGTTGTATTTTGCATTTACGGCATATTCTGTTTGGATTGTTTATACGTCAGTGCTAGAACATAATGCTCCTTTCATAACACGATTTTTATATTATACAGGTTTATTTAATGTTGCTTTGTGGACAACATCATTTTCATTAATGTTAATTCTAAAACTTGGCCGATTAATTTAAAGGTATATTATGTTAGGTTTAGCTTCACATAAATTTGTGTCTCGTTTAGAGAGAACATTAGGTACGGAAGTAACTGTAGATGCTGCTTTTAGTGAGCAAGGTTCACGTAAATTAGGCTTACTTCCACGTGAAGATGATTCTACACTTATGCAAACATATGAAAAATCTATATGGGTATATAATGCTGTAAGTGTTATTGCAGAAGTTTCAGCCCAAATACCATTAAAAATATATAAGAAACAAGCAAAAAAGATAACAGATTTAACCTATGATAAAATTATGGAACCATTAAGACATCCTAATCCTTGGATGTCACGTTTTAGATTATGGGAAGCTACTGTATCTTTTTTACGTTTGTGTGGTGATTGTTATTGGGAAATAACACCTAGCAAAAGTAAACCAGAATTTATTTATGTTATTCGGCCAGATCTCATGGAAATTGTACCAGATAAAAATAATTTAATCAAGGAATATCGGTATTATCCAAAAGGGAGAGGTACAGGAGATCCTGTAATATTTCGAGTAGATAATATTGTGCATTTTAAAGCATTCCATCCTACAGATTCTTTTTATGGAATGTCATCTATTAGTCCTGCACAACTTAGTATTGCAGCAGATTTACTTGCTTTACAGTACCAGATCAAATTTTATGAGAACAATGCAAGACCAGATGGTGTATTTAGTACAGATATTTTCTTATCTGATACACAGATAGAACGACTTGAAAAGAAGTTCATACAGTTTAGACAAAAACTTAGGGGAGCATTTAGTCCTATTATTCTTCATGGTGGATTGAAGTATAATCCTATATCGTCTGATTTGAAAGATCTTGAATTAACAGATGCTCGTAAAGTAAATAGACAAGATATTATTTCTGGACAACGTAGTGGACCTGCTATTATGGGTTTAGAAGATGGGGATTACTCAAATTTGAAAGAACAGTTACAACTTTTTTTATATACAAGAGTATTGCCCATGATGAGAGGATTAGCAAGTGATTTAGATACATTATTATTGAGATACATAGCTCCGAATTTAGAAGCATCATTTGATATAGAAGAATTACCAGAATACGTAAATGAGTTAGAAAAAGAAACACAAATGCGTATAAGATTTCAAAACGGTCTAGTGAGTGTAAATGAAGCACGAATGGGACTTAAATTAGCTCCTTTGGAAGATAAAGAAGCAGGTGAAGAAAGATTCATTCTAAGTACGTTAATGCGTATAGATGAAGCTAAAAATTTATCAGAACAAAATACTGGACCTGGAGGTGCTGAACAAAGACCAGATTCTAACACTAGGCCAGAACCAAGTGATGAAGATGATGATAACGCGGGCCAAACAGTAGGAAATGAAGGCGAAGATGCACCAGATAGTGAAAGGCAATAATTAAATTATTTAATTTTATAGAAAATGGAAATGCATTGTTGTTAATTTTGTAAAGGAAGGTGAAATTCTATGAAATATAAAGAATATTCGTATGTTGTTGAAAAGCAACGAAATGAAGAAGAATATGGAGTGATTATAAGCACTGATCAAGAAGATAGAAGTGGTGATGTTATTGTAAGTACAGGAATTAAATATGATAAATATTTAAGTAATAATCCTGTAGTTCTATTTCAGCATGGTAGAGATCCTGTTGTTGGTAGTGCGCCTATTGCTAAAGCAACGTCTATGAAAACCTTTATGCATAAATTAGAAAGCAAATTTGTTTTTGCAGAGGGCGATGTTCATGCAGATAGGATAAAGAATTTGTGGAATACTGGTTTTTTGAACGCTTGTTCAGTTGGTTTGATCCCCTTGAAGGTAGAAGATATTGAAAGTAAGGATAAAGACGACATTTGGGCACAGATGTTTCCTCCACAAAGGATTTTGGAAAGTGAATTAGTTGAATATTCTCTTGTGGGAATCCCTATGAATGCTGGTGCAGTACGCAAAAGTATAGACGAACAATTCCTAAAATTAATTGGAATTATTGAAACTAAAATAACTCCTGTGGATGATATATTAAAACAGGTTCAGGAATTAAATAATTTAATCAGAACATTTCAACGGATAGAAAAGACTTCTGATGTTGATGAAAAGATTGTGCCTTATGTGCCTTATGCATTTACACAAACACCTTGGGACATTCTTATTGCTCTGTCAACAGAGACAGTGAACACTTATGCATATGCTTATGGTGAATATGCACCACATCATATGATAGAGAACGGAAACATCGTAACGTCTTTTGAAGCAGTTTGTATGGGATTAGCACGTATAAACGGCGCAACAAAAGATATTGAAGGTGCTCAATATGCTTATGATCATCTCAGTAAACATTATGATGAATATGGACAAGTATTACCACCAGATTTTGCTCCTAAACAATGGACTTCTTTACAAGTGATTTCTTTTTTACGGAAACATCTTGTATCTGAAGATAATATTTTGTTGACGTTAAATGATTGTGGTATTCCACTTCAAGAATCTTTAAAAATGGTGAAATCTGTAACAAAACCAGAACCAACCATTGTAAAGACTGATGAGGATAATATGACTTCCGATGAGTATGATAAGATGTTACGCGATATAATGGAGTCGTGTAATCAAATTGTGTCTTTAGTGTAATTAAATTATTTAATATTTAAGAAAGGTTACTTATATGGATCAAAATGCAATTGCTCTTTTGTCAAAAACTGTGGCTGATGCGAAATTAGCTCTTGAAACTTCTACCAGTTCTTTATCAGAACGTCAAGAAGTTGTTGAACGTGCTGTGCATGATCTTACAACCAAATTGACTGATATTCAAGCTGCTATGTCTCGTAAAGGTGAAACAAATATTGATGCTGATACACCAGAGGTCTCTCATTTAATCAGAAATTATGGTCGTGTAGAATTTACAGATCTTATTCATAAAACTCGCCCACATAAAGATGATCATTGTTTACGTGGACTTCAAGAACGTTCCGATTATTTGTATATGTTGACATATTACAAATATAAAGCAATGATGCAAAGTCGTCAACTTATGTCTACTGTTACTTTTGATCAAGTAGCACGTAGTTTGAAGTATTTTGATCAATTTCAACGTGAAACTCAAATCTTGCAACGTGCATTGAGCACTGGTGCTGCTGGTGCAGGTCTAGAATTTATTCCATCTGAATTTAGTGCTGAATTGCAAGATCGTATTGCTTTAGCTTTACGTGTTGCTGCATTGCATCGTAATATTGTTATGCCACGTAGCCCATATACTTTACCTGTTCGTGTTGCTGCATTACCAATGGGTTTCAAGGTTGCAGAGCGCACTACAGATAACGTTATGACTCAAGCAAATATGATTCCTGCAATGACTCCAGGTACACGTAATGTGCAATTTGTAGCAGTAGGTATCGGTGCTCTTACCGTGTTCTCTACTGAGGAAGAAGAAGATTCTATTATTGCTATTCTTCCATTTGCACGTGATGAACTTGTTATGTCTTTGGCTAATGCTATCGAAACTGCTACTATTAATGGTAGTGTAACTGCTACTCATGAAGATAATGATGTTGCTACTGGTACTCCAGCAACAGATCCTCGTACTGCATGGGATGGTTATCGGGCAATGGCTATTAGACCATCAACTGATACTACGTTGTCTTTAGCAACTTTTGATCAAACAGGTTTACGTAATTTACGTGCTCTTATGGGTAAATATGGCGTAAATCCAGATCAATTAGCTATAGTATGTAGTCCTAGTGTGTATTTAAAGTCTATGCTTCAACTTGCAGATGTGACTACTGTTGATCGTTTTGGTAATGATGCTGTGGTTAAAACAGGTCAATTAGGTATGTTTGATGGAATGCCTGTTATTGTTTCTGAATTTGTACGGAATGATGTAAGTGCAACAGGATTTAATACTGTTGGTGGACCAAATACTACAAGTACCGTGAATATAATTAATCATAGTGCTATGGTATATGGTACTGTACGATCTGTACAAGTTATTGAAATGCCACTTCCTCTTACTGATCAAGTAGCACTTATTGCTAAAAGTCGTTTAGATTTTAATAGTTTACACGATATTACTACGCAAACTGTTTCAGCCATGGGAATAGCCATCGTGCCATAAGTGTTTGAAAAATAAGGCTATAAAGTAAAGATAAAACGTATAGCTAACGGATAAGATGAATCCCCTTTCTTATCTCTTGAAAATATAGCCTTACTTTAAATTTATTTAAGGGGATAAGTTTTGGTATTAAAAAGGGGATATATGAGAACGAAAATTTGTACAAAATGTTTAATTGAAAAACCATTGACTATTGAATTTTTTGATGTACGATATGACAGGCCAATAGGATTTAGGTCATTTTGTAAGGCATGTCGTAGAAATATAAAAAAGGTTTACGAAAACTTAACTGGTTACGGTAAAAAATATCAAAGAAAAAATCACATACGGATTGCTGCATTGGCAAAAGAAAGACGGCATAAAGATCCTAAAAGATTTGCAGAAGCAAAATACAAACATTATAAGACAGATAAAAGACATTATTCGACTTATAAGAGTATGGCGAAGAAACGAAATTTATTGTTTGATTTATCTTTTGAAGAATTTAAAAATCTTATTGTTCAAAATTGTTTTTATTGTGGTTCTATGCCAAATAATTTCAATGGTTTAGATAGGATAGATTCTTCTAAAGGGTATTTTTTAGATAATGTAACCCCTTCATGTAAAAATTGTAATTTGGGAAAGCAGTCTTTATCTCAACAAGAATTTTTATTATTAGTTGGGCGTATAGCTACACTTCATAAGTTGACATGATATTAAATTATTTAATAAGATTGGAATATATATTATTAAATAATTGTTGGATATAGGGCAGACTCTTAGGCCAAGAGAAATAAGAAAAATCCCTCTCTTTTTCTTATATTCT